CCTGTTATGATAAGACATAAGGATCATTGGTATCCTGCTACTTATAAAACGTATAACGGAGTAAGAAAATGAATGAATTCTACAGTATATTCGTATTACTATATATTACTTTTACACCACTTGGAAGTCCAATGCAGGAAACTGTATCTATTGCAGGTATCTATAAAACAGGTCAAGAATGTGTAGACAAACGTGAGCACTTCATGTCACAAGAGAAACACGTTGGAGGTAAATATGGGTGTGTACAAGCAGTCCATCCTGAGGACGAGGCTAGAATGGAACGAGAACATATGAGGAGACATGAGGGAAGTCATGGACAAGAAAGTTAATCTAGGACAGGTTTTAAATGAATGGAGAAATACAGCTGCGTATAATCAAGGAGATATTCATTGGCTTGTCTGGTTGGTTGAGAACCCAAAGAGTCCATTGTCTTTTGTGGGAGCTACTGATTTGTACACTCATGATTGCATTCATCTTATTCTTAATAAACCTAGAATGGACCTCAATTCTAAAGCATACGTTATTGGCTTTACAATGGGTAACTCCGCTAAGGTAGATATGGATAGGAACTGGCAATATAAGTTGTTCCTGTGGATAGCTTGGAATATCTATCCTGAGGGATACAGGTTTGATACTCATGCTAAACACTCTTTTGTAGAGGGTTGGGATCAAGGGTACAAGAAACCAAAGAGAGATATAGCAAGGTGTAGGTTTACTTATTCGGATGATCTTAATAACCTTAGAACTTTATGGATGATTAAATAATGATAGTCTATATCTTTGAGTTTTGTATGCTTGCCTGGGCAGCATGGTGTGTACGCTTGATTAACAGGCAGACTCCCTGGTGTCTTTATATAGCTCTAGCGTGTAACATGTTTTTTATTACGTGGTGGACGTATACTGGACAGTATGGATTCTTAGGTGGAGATCTTATGTTTACCCTGATGTACTTAACGGAGATTAAAGCTAAATGGAAACAAGTAACTCACTAAACCACTATTCCGGTGTGTTCACTGATCAGGAACTAGATAAAATAGTGGAGTTGGGGGATAGCATGGAGTTAATGGAGGGTGAAGTTGGATACAAGAATAAAGGTAATGTTGTAGATCATAAGAAACGCATTACTCTTATAGCTTGGATTCATCACACACCTGAGGTTAACTGGCTATACGTCAAGGTAGCCAAGTTATTCTCAATACATCCAGTATCTATGCTACAGTCCATGCAATACTCAGTGTATCACCCACAAGGACATTATAAGTGGCACAGGGACATCGGTTCTGAGGATAATATTGCAAGTCAAAGGGTGGTGGCAGCTACGCTACAGCTGTCAAACCCTGAGGATTACATGGGTGGAATACTTGAGATTGATCATCCAGGGAATGGTAATAAGATAGAGGTAGAGAAGGAGCGAGGGTTGATTTCAGTATTTCCTGCAGGTTGGAGACATAGGGTAATACCAGTAACCAAAGGAATCCGAAAAACACTTATTATGTGGGGCTTGAAGTAATGAAAATAGCACTCATAGGTTTCTTTAAGGAGACATATGGTGATGCCCCATGGCAAGATGACTCATGGAAGAAGTGGGGGATGCCTTGGGATAGAACTACCATCTATGCTAAGGATGATAAGACTGAGAAGCTGTTTGATCCAGGTTGGGAGAAGTATGATGTTCTATTTGAGATGCACGAGAAAGCTATACTAGACATAATGATGGGAAATGTCTTAGAAGAAAAAATTGATAAGGAAGGTAAGTTACATCGAGTATATTATAGGACTCAGAATTATATACAGCTTTTAAGGAAGTGTGCCAAGTCAAAGAAACATACACTTTATATGCAGGACATGTCGTTTATCAAGGGGGCTACTAAGTATCCTATTGAGAAAACAGATAAGATGTGTGGTCACTATTATGTTAGCTCTTTGGCTTACATGTTGGCCCTGGCTATCTTGAAGATAAAACAAAATATGAGAACCTATCCTACTCACGATAAAGCTATAGGTCTTTGGGGTATCAACCTGAAAGGTGAGGGTGAGTGGGGTTATCAAAGGGCTAATATAGAGTATCTCCTGGGTATGGCTAAAGCTTGGGGTATAGAACTACATATAGCTCAACATGCAGATGTACTTTGTTTTAACGAAGGACAACAAGCTCCTTTTGGAGCTACCAATATCATTTATGTAGATAGGTACGGTATCATGAAGAAACCTCAGCAGTTTACTAGGACTGTCCTTGGTATGGACGTGAGTGTCAACCACGGTATTAATATGACACCCAAACCTTGGTCAGTAGTGGAACCAGATGCTTAATAGACAAAAAATTCTCGAAGAGGAGATGATAGCTCTAGGTGTTAAGAGGTATCGTAAAGACAATGTAGAGGCAAAGAAGGGTAAGCATGAGAGTACCACTCCTGCAGGAATACAGTTCATACGTAAGGGTTGTACCAAAGTAGCCAAAGGAATTGAGAAACTAAGGAGAGATTATCAAAATGGAGTACCAAAACAGTACTACACTGCTGAAGCAGTTGAAAGATTGTTTGAGTTGCCATCTGATGTTATCGCTTTTCTTGCACTTAAAGGTTGTGTCAACCATCTGTCTACACCAATTAAACTTATTAAAGTCTCACTCGAAATTGGCTCGTTCATTGAGGATGAGGCAAGATTTCGTTCGTTCAAAAGAGACAACCCGGCTCTATTTGGAGTCGTTACGAGAGACCTTTCCAAACGCACTACCAATTACAGGAAACAGAAGAGGGTCCTTATACACTCCGCAAAAAAGGATGAACTTATTTGGAAGAACTGGCTTCCAGGGAATAAAGTAAGACTGGGTAATCTCTTGATTGATCTGGTTATTAATGCTACTAAACTGTTTGAGATCAAGAAGCATAATGTCCCTACCAGTGGAAAATTTAAGAAGACCTTCTGGCTTGAGGCTACCAAGGAGTCTATCCAATGGATTGATACCAAGAATAGCATCTGTGAACTTCTGTCACCCGTTAAGTTACCTTGTATCATACCACCTAGACGCTGGACATCCATATATAATGGAGGATACTACCAGTATACAGGGATGAATCTGGTTAAAACCACAGATCAAGCTTACATGAATCAATTGGATAAAACCGATCTAAAGGAGGTGTTTCATGCAGTCAACGTGGTCCAAGAGACAGGCTGGAGGATCAACACAAAAGTATTTGAAGTCATGGATAGACTTTTTACCTCAGAAGCAAGTTGTTCCGTCATTCCTGAATTTGGCGAAAAGAAAATGGAAAGACCATATCCGAAAATGGGAAGTAAAGATGAAATCATAGAGTGGAAACGTGAAGCGACTTTGATGTACACCGATAATGTCAGACGCAAGACCAAGAGGATACAATTCTCTCAGCTTATGTGGATGACTAGAAAGTTTAAAGATGAGAAGGCATTTTATTTTCCACACACCCTTGATTTTAGAGGAAGGCTCTATGCCAATACTGCTTTTCTCAACCCTCAGGGAGAAGATTCTGCCAGAGGACTCCTTGAGTTCTCTCGAAGTAAGCCTCTTGGATCTGGAGGATATGCATGGCTCAAGGTACACCTCGCAAACTGTTGGGGAGAAGATAAGATCTCCCTTGAAGAAAGACTAGAATGGACGGAGGAACATGAAGATGATATATTACGCTGTGGTGTTGATCCTCTTGGTAATCGCCTTTGGATGGACGCTGACAAGCCGTGGCAGTTTCTCAGGGCTTGCTTGGAGTATACTTGTTGTAATGGTAATGTTGGATATAGTTCCCATCTTCCAATCACTGTGGACGGTTCCTGTAATGGGCTGCAACACTTCTCAGCTATGCTTAGAGATGAAGTAGGAGGTAGTGCAGTAAACCTTATTAACCATGATCAACCTGAGGATATCTATGAGATCGTTAGAAGGGTGGCTGTTGATAGGATTAATAGTGATTCTGATAGTGAGTTTAGTGTTTGGTCTACAGAACTCAGTAGAGTACTGGTGAAGAGACCTGTAATGACTACTCCCTATGGTGCAACCTTATATGGTATGAGGGATCAACTACATGAAGAACTCAAGAAACAGATGGATAAAGGAGTGGTATATCCCGGTATTGATAGTGCTACTGATCTATGGCCTCATTGCAAGTATTTGGCAGGACATATCTATGAGGCTATTGGATTGGTTGTTATTAGTGCTCGTTTAGGGATGAAGTGGCTTCAAAATGTAGCTCGTGCTTCAAACGCACTCAGTAGACCTATTCTATGGACTGTACCTACAGGGTTTGTGATCAAGCAAAAGTACATCAAGAATGTGGTTAAGGAAATAAAAACAGTTATCAACGGACGTATGGCTTCACTATTTGCTGGTATAGGTGTAGAGGACAAACTAGATACCATAAGACAAGTTAACGGTATAGCTCCTAATTATGTACACAGTATGGATGCTTGTCACCTTATGAAAACTGTGATAACAGCAAAGGATGAACATGATATGGTAGACTTTGCTGTGGTTCACGATAGCTTTGGTACTCATGCTTGTAATATAGAAATGCTTGGAATAATTTTAAGGGAAAAATTCATAGAGATATATAAAGAAGATGTATTAGCTACATTCGCTCTGGAGCAACAAATTAATCTACCAGAACGACCAAAGTATGGTGTATTGAACATACAAGAGGTGAGAGATGCAGAATTTTTCTTCAGTTAAGATGAAAAGCAGTTTCATAGCTAACGCAGATGTACAGGCAGTAGCACATGGTATGATTAGAGTAGTTGATTCTTTGCAGGAGTTTAAGAAGGACGAGAGGTATGCTATTATAGCTGCTGTTTTTAATTGCATGTATAATAACAAATTGAAACAAAGTAGAACCATGAATGATACTATGGAAGTGATAGATCAAATGAGGTATGAATGTAAACGGATGAAAATCCCAGAGTTCGGTGGAGCCGAGCGATACGTGATAGGAGAATTATAATGGCAACAAAGAAAATCAAGTATCCAACACATATTAGTCCTGCAGGTACAGCTGTATATCCTTGGCTTAACAAGGCTGACACTAAGTTTGATGCTGATGGTGTGTTCAGTGTTAAGTTGATTTTTAGTAAGGAAGATGCTAAGAAGGTTAGTGATATCGTTAAGCCCATCATGAATGGTGGTAAGAATAATCCTATCAAGCCACACATGGATGACCAGGGTGATAAGACTGGTAATTACATTGTTAGATGAGTGGGACCAATCTCCTATTATACTCGACACTGATGGCAATAGGGTTATGGAGAAGGTAGGTGGTGGTAGTTTACTTAAGGTAGCATATCAGGCTGTACCTTTTGATGCTATGGGTGGAGGTGTGTCCTTACGTCTTGTCAAGGTACAGGTTCAAACTTTGGTTGAATACAAGAGTGTTGAGGATAATATGGACTGGGGTGAGGCTAAAGGTGACTTTAAGACTACTACTCCAGTCAAAGAAGAGTTCCCTGATTCAGAAGACAAGAAGGACGAGAGAGAGTATGATGAAGAAGAAGATTTCTAGCTCTGTAGCTCGTAGATGGAAGATCCAAGGCTATCGTTCACAGTTTGAGATGGATATAGCTGTGCAACTTAATTCAAGTAAAGTGAGGTGGGAATATGAGAGTGAACGTATTCCATACCAGCCTAAGACGTCTACCTATATTATTGACTTTATCATTAAAGGTAAAGCAAGTAGAATATATATTGAAACTAAGGGTTGGTTCAAAGGGAAAGACAGAGCTAAGCACTTGCTCCT